CTCGGCATTGCATTGTTGTCGGGAATGCAAGCCTCCGAGATAGATTGATCGAATGGGTCGATCGATGCTTTGGCGTAGCTTAAGAGACAACTTGTGAACCCGATTTTGGTTGCTTTGGGTGCTTGTCTCTGTTTGGGGCGCGGTGCTGGGGCACGCGGCACCCCCAGAGCCTGTTTGCGGCTCTGCTTGCGCGTGTACGCAAGCCAGCGGACCTCACGGTCACGCTTGGGTAAGGCTGCCACGGATGGCTGCCTCATGTATTCAGCTTTTGATAGGGACATTGTGTGTTTCGGGAAATAAATTCCTCTGTGGTGGGCTTCGCAGCCATCTTAAAAAGCGGGACTCTTACCGCCACCTCAAAAGCTCATAATGACAAGTCGACATAGGAACAGGGAGTGAACGATCTTGCGATGTTCACATCCCGATGGGACACGTAAGTGTCAAAATAGTTCCTACAGTGCGGGTGGATTACGGACAGGAGAGAGCTGTCGGTGAATGGTTGGATTTTCTGCACTGTATTGAAGTAACGTTCGACTCGTAGTTGGGTTGCGACGCTAATGTTGTACTTGCGTTCAACAAGCAGTCGGGACCCCACGCCGATGGGTCTGTTGAGTAATTCGGTGACTTCTTTCGATTTCAGAGACCAGTCGGCGTTGACACAATACTTGAGAGCTTCTCGCTCAATCGAGGTGTCATAAAGATTGGAGAAGTGGTGTCGGATTTTGGTATGGGCAGTTAACCGGAGCATAGCCGAAGCCATAGCCTTAATGATCGGACAACCGGGGTATTGATATAGGGCACTGAGTGCTTTGCACCTCATCAATTCAAGGACTTTCCTCTGACTGGCTTTCCCGTAGCGGAGAGCATCTAGCCAGTAGAAGTTTTGTAGTACATCTAATGGGTCAGTGATTGTTTGTTTGTCGTCAGGATCGTAGACGAGACCACAGAAACTTGCGTCTGAAATGCGGTCATATATCTCGATCTTGATAGTGAAGCCTAGGGCTTTGAAATCGTCGGCGGTAGGTAGATTGTCGGGGCGTACGCGAGTGAGTCCGTCGTCGCCCTCGACCACAGTTCTGATCTGATCAATTGGGTATCCTCGTTTGTAAAGGACAAAGTGTGTAAGGAAAAAATTTGCAACACCATTTCCAAGAGAGGTGTTCATTTCTCCAGACATTCTGGTGGCAGACAAGGCAACTTTAAAAGCCCGAAAGCTGCAATTGTTAGTGCCGGCAAGGGTTCTCAGGCATTTGTCGAAGAGTGGATCTGGATTGTTTTGCATCAGATGGCGGTAGA